GACTTTTACAACAACCGCGCCACAATTGTTTTCAATGCCATTGAACGAAATGGAATACACATTGATAAAGAGCGATTCAAACAGAGTTTTCACGATATCGATTCCGATTTCGTCTTTACACAATACAATTTTAAAACCTTAACAACAAGACCTTCAAACAAATTTAATGGAGTAAATTATGCCGCGCTTAACAAAGAAAACGGAGACAGACAATGTTTCATTCCTCGCAATAATATGTATCTTGAGCTTGACATCAGTGCTTATCACCCTACTTTATTGGCTAATCTTTTGGGGTATGATTTTGGGGATGAAGATATTCACGCCTCTTTTGCAGAAATGTATGGAGTAGAATACGATAAAGCTAAAGAAATTACATTCAAGCAACTATACGGAGGAATATGGAAAGAATATGAAAATTTACCATTCTTTCAAAAAGTAATAGCCTACACAGATAGCATATGGGATGAATTTCAATATGGTGGATATATTGAATGCCCTATTTCAGGACATAAATTCTATAGGGATAAATTGGGAGATATGAACCCACAAAAATTGTTAAATTATATATTGCAAAATTTGGAAACTGCAAATAATGTTAATATATTATGGGACATATTCAAGATATTAAGAGGTAAAAATACAAAATTAGTATTATATACTTACGATGCGTTTTTATTTGATTATGATAAGAATGAAAAAGATATAATGAAACAAATACTTAAGGTATTTGAAAATAATAAGTTACAAATAAAAGCCAAACACGGAGATAGTTATGATTTTAGGAAAGACTAGTAATATGTATAAGATGGACGATTTCCATCAATTCGATACATTAAACATAAAAGATTTGAACAACAAGTTATTTTGTACATTTACGCCACTTGAACATTTGGATGGGTTACTTGCTCATATAACATCAAGTTATACAATCATGTATAGCAAGATATTCGTATTACATGTTAAAAGTAATGATGAATACGTTTGTACATATAATGTTGAACATGGAAACGTTAGTGATTTGCCTGAAAATACTATTTTAGTACATAGAAAAAAAGATAGTAATACTTTATATACTATTAATGCTTTAAATGAATTAATTAAAGGATTAAATAATGGTATTGTAGATACAAAATATCCAATTAACTGGCAACACTATAAAAATACTATATTGTTGACTCAACATGATGAGTTAAAACAGTTGAAAACAAAGATATACAAAATAATAGAACTATGATACAATTAAATGAAGAATTTGCTAGAATGCAAAAATTAGCAGGCATTATTGTTGAGAATGAAATGCCAACCAGTGAATATCAAATCTCTTATCCAACAGATGAATATCCTGTTCCTGTTTTTAAATATAATGTAGAAAAATCTATGGAATTTTTAAGAAACCTTCAATCTAAAGAAAGTGATTCATATCCTTCTAAAAGTGAAGAAGAATGGGAAGAGTTAAAAAATAAAATTTCTAATTCTATCATGATAAGAAAAGCATCTGATAAAGAAATAGAGCAATCTTTAGCAGAAACTCTTGAAGACTCATACTTCAACCCGGATGATATGGAAGATCCAGATTATATGGATTAAAAAATTTAAAATTTAGCTTGGTTATCCAAGCTTTTTTTCGTATATTTAATGTATAAAAAAATAATAAGTTATGTATCCAACAGAAGAATACCAAAAAGCATTTGAAATGATTGAAAGTTCTATTATGTCATGTGACAAATTAGAGCAAATTGAGGTTGTTAATAGACTAATTACAGCCTTTGAAAAAGATTGTGCACTACCAGTTCACGTCGAATATTTAGAAGGATTAATTACAAGTCAAATAGATTTTATATTTGCATTATCAAAAAAAGGAAAAAGTAAAAAATGATTAAACATGGATTTAATAGAAAAATGGACTGAAGAATTACACACCCTTGAAAGATTACAATCACTGACCGGCCCTGGATATATGATGCATAGGGTCAGACAAGCTGAAATTGAATTAATAAAAAGATTTATACAATCACTAAAAGAAAATAAATAAAAAAATAAAAGTTATGAACAAATATAAACACATTTTCAAACGTTTATGTCAAAAAATTGGTATAAAAGCAATTAAAATTTTTAATTTAGAAAACCCAAATAAATCCCACATCGATCATGAAGGAGAATGTATTACAATATGTAAACATTTAATCCCACAAAGTTCTACTGAATTATTATATTCTCCAATTACAGAGAAAAGATACATTAAAAGTGACAAACAACAGATATTTCTTACACTCCAGATGGACCAGTTAACAGTAGTTAACCACCAATATAGTTACAATATCAGTTTACATGGTAGCAATGTTTATAAAAGGATATGTAGTATATTCGACAATGAAATGGAAAAGCGTCGTGAACTGATGGAAAAAGAAATATATTCAAATGTAAAACATTCTTTATCAACAATTGTTAAAAATTTATCACATGAACAAATTTAAAATAACTGAATATTTAGGAATAGCTATAATAACCCTCCCAACAATAATTGCTTTATCATATTTTATAATAAATGAAAAAGACATTTTAATGTTGGAACCGGCCAAAGTAGAAATTGTAGATTCTGTAGGAAGTTTCGTTTTAACCGAACCCATAAAAATGGAAATTGAAAAAATAGAAACACCTGTAGTAAAAAAAGAGCCTGTTAAAAAGGTAGATTCTATAGTAAAACCAAAAGAAATTAAAGAAATTGTAGAAGAGCTAAAAACAGATACATCAAGTCTTCAAGTTGACAAAAATATTAAATAGGTAAAAAAATAAAAATGGCTAAACGTTTAAGTAGAGAAGAAAAAAATGAAAAAATAGTTGAGGATTTAATCAACCAAATGTTTATCATTGCTGATCATAATGTAAAATATGATGAAATAAAACATCGTAAGGATAATTGGTACAATGATTGGACAATGACTGAACAGCAATATGATGAATGGGTTAATTGGGGCAAAAAATACATGGCAAAATCATTAAGATTACCAGCAATCATGGCAGAAAAAAATATGAGATTTTTTGCTTTAAATTATGGTTTAAAATTTAGGAAGTAATATTTTTGGCTTCCTAAATAAACCTTTGTATATTAAACCCAAAAATAAGAGTTATGAATTTACTATTAGTATTTTTAATCTCCCTTAAAGTATTAATTATTGGAGATAGTTTAAGCCTCTACCCAGGCGGATATCAAACTAAAATATCTGATAACGTAACTAACATATCCAAAGTTGGAAGATCAACATCAGTCATGCTCAAAACATTAATAGCAAATAAAACGCAGATACACAAGTATAAACATGTTATAATATATGGAGGTATAAATGACATTTATGGAGGTGCAAATGAGGATGCTGTGGTAAGAAATATCCAAAAAATGGTGGATATTGTAAACGAAGAAAAAGGTACTGCAATAGTAGTATTAGGATACAATCCATTAAAAGTTCATCATAATAGAATTAAGGCATCAAAATATTACAATCTCCAAAACTTATTGAAAAATAAAATAACTGGTGCTAGATATATTATCCCTGTATTTGATGAGATTGATAAAAGTTGTATATCAAAAGATGGGATTCATTTAAATGCTAAAGGAAATAAAGCATTTTCAAAACATATATTATATAATTTAAAAACACATTAAAATGAAAAGAACATTTGAAGATTTTTACTATAGCGTTAGGTATAGAGGCAATGAAATATTTGATTTAATTTTCAAAGACTTACCTCGAATTGTTAAAAACTTTTGGATATTCAGAAAAGTAATAGCTGAATATAGATGGTATGGTGGTCACTACTCAGTTTTTCCTTTATTAGAAACAGCTATAGCGGATATGGCGGTAAATATAAAAGAAAAAGGATATGAAATAGATGAAAGTCGTTTGAAAAAAGTTGCAAAAATGGAAAGACTTGTAAAATTATTAAACGATACATCCGAAGATAAATTTACAGAATATGCTGAAAATGAAATAGGTGAATTATTCCATTATGATATAGAATTTGAACCCTCCCCAAACCACCCAAGCTGTTATCAATTGGTTGATAAAAAAACACCTGAGGAAAAAGAACATAACAGTAAAGTATTTAAAAGATCTAGAGAAATCGAAAAAGAAACATGGGATGAAATGTGGGAAATCTTAAAAGGACAAGATTGCTCTGAATTTGATAAAGACATTGATTGGGAAAAACAATTTGACGGCACTGGTATCAGAGGCTGGTGGGATTAAAATTAAAAAATATGACAGCAATCATAATTATTCTAATTATTATTGTACCTTTAGCGGCATTATGGGTTAGAGGTATTGATTATATGTCAAATAATCATCCTGACTATAAAGGAAACGATTTATTTGGAGAATTTGATGAAGATGATAAACATTACACATTATGAAAAATATATTACTTTTTGCCAATAATATGGCACGATTTCTTATTATTATGGGGTTAGTATCATTAATTAATGGTATCCCTGTATATTACTTATGGAACCATTATCTTGTAAATGCAATAAATGGTATTAACCATATTACTTATATTCAAGCATCTGGATTGTTTTTCCTATGCACATTATTATTTAAATCTTCAATTTTTAATATAGATGAATCAGATGAAACAGAAAATTAAATATCAAAAAATCATTAAAGAGTGGAAAGATGCCACCTCTAGAGAAATTATAGAAGCTATTATAGATAATGCTTTGTACGGTTTTTCAATTTCAGCTGTAGTAGTAGCTATTGCTACGAAAACAGATATTGCTGTTTTAGGTGCTTATATATTTTATTATTTTTATGTTGGAAAAATTATCAATAGACCTAAATATGTAACTGACCTAGGAAAAATCGTAATATTTCCATTTGCATCAGCTTTTGGGGCGTTTGCTGGGTATAAATTATCTCAATGGGCTTTAGAACTTGTAAAATAGGTTTGGTTTTTAAAACAATACTTCATATATTATATTACATCATTAATTAAAATAAAACAAAAATGGATTTAAATGAAATTAAAAAACGATTAGAATCGTTAAACAAACAATCCTCTGGAAACAGTGGAGGTGGGGAAAAGAAAAATATTTTCTGGAAACCCACAGTAGGGAAACAAGTTGTTCGTGTTGTCCCTTCAAAATTCAACCCATCATTCCCATTCACAGAAATGTCTTTCTATTATGGTATTGGTAACAACACAATGGCATCCCCAGCAAATTGGGGTGAAAAGGATCCTATTAAAGAATTTGCAAAACAACTTCGTCAATCAAGTGACAAAGAAAATTGGAGATTAGCTAAAAAATTGGATGCTAAAGTTCGTATTTTTGTTCCGGTAATAGTAAGAGGTGAAGAGTCTGAAGGTGTTAAATTATGGCAGTTTGGTAAAGAAGTATACCAAGAATTTCTAAACATGGGTGCTGATGAAGAAATCGGAGATTACACAGACATCATGGAAGGAAGAGATATTAAACTTACAACAGTAGGACCAGATGTTACAGGTACAGCTTATAACAAAACATCTATTAGCCCATCTC